CAAATTCGTGCGCCAATACTTCCCACGCGTTCACTTCGTCTCCGCCGTAATAATTTTTTAGCCCTGAATCTTTCACACTTATGAATCTTGCGTCTTGTCGTATGAATGCGAGGCTTTGATCGTATAGATGTATCTTTTCAATCATGGAGCATGGCCGCTTCTGCGACTTCTTTCGCAGCTTGCTCCCGCGTTATTCCCGGGTGCGTCTTTATGTAAGCGTCTATGAAACTTTCCATGAGTGATTGGTTTAGGTGCTCCCGCTCTTCTTTCATTAGTGTTGCTCCTCGCATGGCTGGCTGTAATTGAATTGGCAAAAATAGCAACCCATGAATTCCCCATGTTTTTTACAGACGTGACGGAATTGGCTCTGATCGCAGCACATAAATGTCGGTTCATGGATTGTGTAGAAATTGTTTTCGTCTATCTTTTTTGTCATAGCGCCTCCATAGACGATCGCACCGACGTTCCGATTGAGCGAGCAATCTCGACCTGCGTTTTAATGCGAGCCGCGTTTGCTCTTGCTGCTTTTACTTGCGCCTCTGTCATTGCTAATCGCAGATGAAGCTCTTCATTTTCAATTAGCGCTAATGCTTCTACTTGTTGGACTGTGTAATTCTTCCCGGTTGGAGATGACTTTGTGCTGTATGTCATTCTGCTTCTGGCCACCGCAATCTCGTATTGCGCTTTGTGTGAGTGGTAGTGGCTTTCGACTTCTACCAGCTCGCTGTGTGAATCGTCAATCTCTTTGCTTAGGTCGTATAGGCGCTTTTCGATCTGCGCCGGCGTTACCACGTTATTCATAACATTTTCCATTTCCCGCAAGTGCCGCATTCTGTTGTCCGTCTGGTAGTCATAAAGATGTGGCCAGCCCATGAGCAAATTGCTATGCGTTTAATTGTGTTGTTTGCTTGTTTTAAGACACTAATCAACATTTTGTTGTTCCATTTCTTCTTCGTCCAGCTCGCTAATGCTTTCCGCTATCTCCGTTTTATCTTCTACGACGGATAGGTGCTCTTTGCCTTTGCGCTTTTCAATTTCAATTATCTTCCAGACGTCTGAAATGTATCCGAATGGGTCTGCTTCTAATAAGTATCCAGCTGTGTCTAGCGCCTTGCCCACCGCTATTGGCTCTATCCCTAGCGCCTCTGCTAGTCGGTGGACATTTACTTGTTGGTAATTAATTGCTACTAGCCAACCGGTACTCGGTTCAAACTTCTTTGTCTTGTCACTCATAGTTTGCCTCCACAATGCTTACAGGTAGTCTGGGTTTTGCGCTCTGATGTTGGCCGGCCGTTAATGAATTCTTCAATAACGTATACGGAACAGCGGTTGCGCTTTTCCGTTAGGCGGTAAATTAATCCCTCTTTATGGAGGACTGATAACGAGCCGCTAGATTGCCCGGCGTGCCAATTCTCAATCTCTCCTAGCTCTTTCCACGTCAATCCGCGAGCGCCTTGCGTGTAGACCCGGTAAAGGCTTACACGCTGCCGTAAAGATGTAGCGCCGTTAGCGTCATCTTCTTTTACGCGATCGCGGCTAGCCTCGCTGCCCCGCCACCCGCTTGTTCCGGCGTATGGCGTTAGCGGTAGTTGTAGGTCGCTCATTACGCCCAACCTTTGTCTACTACTAATTTTCCTAGCGCGTCTTTTAATGTCGTGCCTTCGACCGGTACTTCTAAGATTTCTTTGTGTAAGTACCAAAATCTTGTTGCCTCTTCTTTGTTAGGCAAGATAGGTACTTCGTTCATCGCTAATTGTGCAGCCGCGATTTGTTCCGGTGTAAATACTTTTGCTTTAACAGCTTTGCGCGGTTCGGTTCCGTAGCGCTCAACCTTCTCCATCTCTTCGCGGCTTGCTCGCTTGCCCTGCGACGCGTAATTACAGTTTGCTAATGCGCGACCCAGACTACTGGTCTCGCAATTTTCTAGGGCTGATGTTCGGTTTACCGGTGACGCTCCGACGATCTCTTCGGCGTAACCTGTTGCCGTAGGATTTAAGTCTTCTTTGTCAAAATAAATCTCTGACCTTACAACAAACTTTCGGTCATCCATGAATACCATTTCTGTCCATGTCCGGCCATTTGGGTGATCTTTCCAGAATTTTGCTAATCTGCTTTCAACTGTCTCGTATGAGTCAAGGTCAAATTTTCCAGCCATTTTCTATGCCTTCCGTAATGGATTCCGTTTTAGAATCTGTTGGCGCTAATCTTGCCTTACTTTTTGTAATTTGTCGCCCATCTTGTAATCTGAGTTTTTGGCGCGTCGTATGAGAGGATTAGGCATGACAACTTTGATAGCCGTTCAGAATGAGAACTGGTGTTTGATCGCCGGCGACTCGCAAACTACGTCGTATCATCTTTCCGCTGATTGCTCTCCAATGGGAAAGATTGCGCAGAACGGGAAATACCTTGTTGCCGCCGCTGGCCTTGTTCGCGGCATGAATTTAATTCAACATTCTTTTAATCCGCCTCCTCCCCCTAAATCTAATCTTGATAAATTTATGGTCAATGTCTTTGTGCCAGCTCTGCGTAAGTGTTTTCAATCAGCCGGGTATGACATGAAAGATGACGGCGACATTGCCTCGCACGATAACGAGTTTATTGTTGCCGCTAATGGCGTTTTGTATTTGATTGACGAGGCTTATGGCGTTGAGCGTACTTCTGATCGGGTCTATGTAACTGGCTCTGGCATGGAATTAGCCCTCGGTGCTGCCCATGCTCTTGGCGTTGCGGAAATTGAAGATTGGGAAGAAGCTGTTACAGTCGTTGAAGCAGCTGTCAATACCGCTATCAAGTACGACATTTACTCCGGCGGCTCTGTCCAGTTTGCCCTCCAAGATACCGGCGGTAAGTCTTGGATTACTAACGGGTAAGTTTGTTGGCCTTCTTGTCGTCGCGCTCTTCTTGTAATTGACCAAATGTCCGGCGCGCCATCTTCTTGTTGAAATGTCTGATGTTGTTTGCCGGTATGCCAATCTTGTTTGTAGGCAAGGTAATTGCTAATAGGTCGCTTGCGTCTTGATTGCCGTATCCCGCGTCTAGTATTGCCGCGTCATCTGGGAACACTTCTGCGTGCCGGTCTGTTTCTTTGTTGATTAGGTGATCTTGTTTTCCGCCCATTGAATAAAGGTATTTAAAATTGTCCGGGCAGTTCGGCTCGACGATCTCTTTGAACATGGCGACTTCTTTTGTGTAGCAATAGAAAGTTACCGCCGGTGTTAGCCGGGCAATTTTTAGCCATAGTTCTAAATACTCTTTTGAGTAGAAATCTCCCGCGTCATGTATCCGTATAAACTTTCCGGCCATCTTCGGTTTCTGGACTTCTTCGAGCATTTGCCCAAACCAGCCTTCTGGGTCTTCTAGCGTGTATTCCAAGTTTTGTATGTGTCGCCCTCTGACGTTGCTGAATAAATAAGTGCCGTTGCGCGCATAGCAGAAACTTGCGCACGCTCCTGCGTTAGGGCACACGTTAAAGTTTTGGCCGTTAGTTAATTGAATTGCGAACGCTGGTAGTGACCAATTAAAAATACCCTCCGGTCGCAGCTCGCTGTTTTGCGTTAGTAGTTTTGCTGGTCTCATTTCCCTCCCCCGGCCTCGTTTACGATTGCGGTAAATCTGATTCTTGCTATTTCCCAAATCACTTTGCTTGGCCAGCTCATCGTGTCCGGCTCTGGCTCGTCAATAATTGCTTGCCGTATTGCGTCTCTTTGTTCGGCTAGTCGTATCTCGATTGTTTTCTCCATTAGTCTAACCACACTTTGTATCCAGCTGTAACGCGGCCTTTTTCCGGGTCAATGAAATGTAGGCGCTGGCTTGGCGTTGCGCTTGCCGCTAACATGACCCCTGCGTATCTGTTGTCGCTCTCGGTGCTGCCTGTCTGGTAGACGCTGCCCTGTCCGTTAGCCATCGCCCATTCTGCGTGCGTATGGTAATGCCCGATGTATACGTCTCTGAATTCCCAAGGGTACGCCCCTGATCTCCAGCGGTTAGCGTGCTGAACGATTGCGCCGGGTGAAGCAAATCCGTTGCGCCCTACTTCGTCTCCATGAATTAGTAGCGCTCTGTAATTACCTATTTCCACCCTTTGAATGTCTTCCGGGCAATCTTTCCAATCCAATCGCTTTTCTCCTGCGAGTAATTGTTTAGCCAGCTCGTAACACATGCGGTCAAAATTATCGCTGCGAGGAACGTTATCGCGCTTACTTCCAATTCGCCCATGATTTCCCCATTCTGGAACTACTGTTACCTTCTTGTAATTAGCCAGCGCGTATCGCACCACATCTACGCATAGGCGGCTTACATTAACGTATTGTTCAAATAAAGTTGCGTCAATTTCGAACGCTTGGCTTGGGAAGTTAAATAGCCCTTCAATCATGTCTCCTCCGAAGAGGATAAATACTTCATCTACCGGGTGATCTGCTCTGTGTATTTCTGTAATTCTTGTTGCCTTCTCTGCGAATGTCATTACTCGTTGGCGCATTACTTCGCTGTTGTAACTTGTTGTCTTCTTTGCGCCTTGCCAGTCTGTTAAATGCCATAGTGCTACTTCTGGCTTCTTCTTATGTTTTTCTAATTTTGGTTCCGGTACTGGGTTGATTCTTCCGGCGGATAGCGTCGCGTCGTAAGAGGCTTGATGTGTTGCTATTACTAGGTCATCAACCTTCTGCTTTGTCTCCATTAGTTTTTTCTGAGTACGCATAAGCGCCCGGCGCAGCTCTGTTACGTCGTTGCTTTCAATGCCTTCTGGAAGCTCGTCAAATTTATCTTTAAGGCTCATCTGTCATCGCAATTTCTCGGCCATGTATTGTGTAGCCTAATTTGTCTTGCCATGAGTCTTCGTGCGCCGGGTTAGCGAAGCATCTTACGCTCTTGTATGCGTCTAGCATTAGCGCTACTTGCCACGCCGGTATGTCTTCGGTTTGTAGCATTGCGCCCCAAATCCTGCCCGTCATGGCGAAGTTTTTATGAGCGTCTCCGTAGATGTTTTGTCTTTCGTCTAGGATTTCTTTTATTTCTTTTCTTGGCATGGGCACGCTCCCAATCTATGGCGGCGTATTGCCTCGTTACTGCTTTTAATGCCTTCGCTGCGCAACGCCATTAGCACTTCATTTGCTGAGTAGCCTTTAGACCAAGCCGCATCTAGCGCTTTACGATCTTCCGGTGTTAAGGAGTTATACATTTCCATGTAGGCGCATGGGTTTCTTTTGGTCTTCTTTGCGTCTATGTCGTTTAATTTTTTAGCCAGCGTCATGTTGCCTCCTGTGGATAATCGTAGCCTTAAATAGCAAGAACCTCCAACCGCTTCCCACCGGCTAGAGGCTCTTTGCTATTAAGTTTTATCCGCTAGGCGGACTTCTTGGCCTTCTTTGTTTCTGCCTTTAGCAGCTTGTCAATTTCGGCTGCCGCTTCTACTGCTTTAATTCCAAACGCTAAGTCTTTAGAATTGAGTGCGCGTAATAGTGGTGCTGCTACCGCGATCGCCGCAGCTGTAAGTAAATCGCGTGGGTCTGTTTTGCCCATTGAGATTGCTACGCATACTGCCACTAGCGCTGCGCGGCCGTAAGAGGCAATCGCTGCTTTTAATTCTTTACTCATTTATGCTCCTTTTGGTCTGCCTACCGCGATAATCGTAGCGTAGCCGCGCTTCTTTATGTAGAATCCGCCGCCGTTGCTCTGGCTGCCCTTCTTGCTGTTGCTGGTATTGCCCTCGTAAGCCGTAATAGTTTTTAATTTTGCGTTATTGCTTTTAATAATACCGACGTGATCTGGCTGCGCGTCTGTGTCGAATTGGTAGAACACTAGGTCGCCCGGCGCTGCTTGGCCAACCGGCACCAGCTGGTTATTCTTAGCCAAATACTTTAGCCATTCGTCGCAGCTGGCAAATCCTTTTGGCTTTGTTTTTGGCGCTACGCTCAAGATTGCTCCTGCGTCGTAGAAGATTTTAGACGCGCTCATTGCGCACCAAGGTTGATAGTTTAGCCCGTACCACTTGCCAAACGGCGTGTCGTTATTTGTGCCTTCTTCGTAGCCAACTAATCCAGCTGCTATTTCTAATACCTTCATTTCGCACCCTCCTCTATGTGTTGATCGAATCTGCCTGTAAGTCTAGCCAAATCTCTTTCCATGCGGTCATTCTGGTCTCTAAGGCTAGAGCCGCCGTTGCGGTGAAATTGCGCGTGGATTTTTTCTAATTTCATGTCTTGCGAGGTCAATCTCTGGTCAATCCTGCGCCATGCTCTGAACCCCGAGGCCGGCAGAATAATTAGAATGGAAATAAGTTGCGCTACGGTAAGTGCGGTGTCTAGGTTCATTTGCGCTCTTTCGAGTTATGTCCAAGTAATGACGCGCACCGTACCGGCGCTGTCTACTATCTTGGCTTGATTGGTTGTTGTATTTAGCCATGCGTCGCCCTTGCGAGGGTTTGTAGGGTCTGATGTTACATTAGGAAAGGTGAACCGCGTGGCCGTTTCTAGTTTTCTAATCCGCGAAATTATGTCATCAAAATAAGTTCGTAGGTCAAATGGCTGATTTATGTATCCCATTAGTACGTTCCCGTCGTTAGCGTTAATGTAATTCTTTCCGGGCTGTCTTCTCCCGGTGTAACACTTAGCGCGACTAGGCGGTAAATTGCGTCTAGCGTCGTAGGGAATCTGTTGTCTGTAATAATAATTCGCACTTCGTCGCCTACGCGGTAAGTTCCGAATACTGGGTTTTGTGATGGCGGCGCTACCACTTTGAGTGTTGTTGGCGGGTAAGAAACCGCTGTGATCTGGCCTTGCGCTAATCCTGCTAATACTGTTGTATCAGTTATGTCAGAGTAATTGGCTTGATCTTCTAGCAGCGCCCAGCCGTCTGTAAACTTAGTTGCGTCGGTTGCTGTCTGAATCAGCTTGCCTTCGTTGCTGCCAGCTCCTAACGCGTAAATTGTGTTTGCTGCGATTGACGCGTCTTCCGGGTAATTGTATTCCACCATGTTGCCCGGTAATTGAAATACCGGCGCTGTCGCGTTAGTGCTGGAATAATCTGTTCCGACGCGTGGGTAGTAAGTGTTAAACGATCTGGCCGGGTTGTTGCCTCCGTCGTAATAAACATTAATCTCGTAGTCGAATCCGTCTAATTGCTTTGATAGGTCTTGAACCGCCGAGAATACTGTCTTGTATTCGTAGCCGTAATAGGTTCGCGTCACTAGGTTTCCCGAGGTAGTAGTAGAGGCCGGGTCTTGATTGTAAAGTAACCCGATGTTTCCGTACGGCTCGCCTTGCGCGTTGCTGATTAGGGCTTGCGCTAAATCTAATTGGTCAATGTTTGTGTATGCCTGAGTGCTAATAATTCTGCGTCGCTCGAAATAAGACATGAATTCTCTTGCTTGGAATGTTAGCGTCTGGCTTGTTGAACTGTATTCCCGCCCCCAGATTATTCCGCCCCAAACTAGCGTGCCGTCTCGGTCAACGTATACGACAGTTCGGCCGGGTATTGTTCCGTTAGCGACGTTTAAGCCAGCTGCGTTTACTCCTGAGAGTAATAGCCGACCCGTTAAGGTTCCCGAGGTATTTAGTTGTTGCGTAAAACTTACCCCGGTGATTGGCAGCTCTGCCAAGATCGCATTTGTAGCGAGGTCAGCAAACAAGTATCGGTAAGTTGCCATTACCGCAGAATACCAGTAATCTCTTCTCAACTTATCTTGGAGGCGAAATGAGTCGAACAATTAAATTTGAGGCGAGAGACGAATACGGCTGGGAAGTAGCAGGCCGCCCGTACCCGGCGAGTCAGGCTGTGCCTGATTGGTGGAAGGCTATGACTCCTTATAGTAAAAGTGAAGATAACCCTAAAGGTAAAAAGTTAATTATTAAAGATCGTGTATCAAATGCTGGACCTAAAAAATGCGTACCGATGCTAGACGCCATTACTTCGGGTTACATAATCCCTTTGTGGGCTGATGTGCAAGTTAAGAACGAAGGTCTGAATAAATTAATTAGC